AATCTTGCGCTTCCTCCGCTGTGATCAGACCCTTGAGCACGTCAGGGAAGGCGTCACGCAGGGCAAAGCCGCGAGCTCGCATCTGCATCATGCGCTTGGGGTATGCAGTCCACGGGCCTTGCTTGCCCCATAGGCCAGCACGCTTGGCGTCTTCCACTGAGAACTTGGCCACCACTGGCTGGCGACCCTTGCGCTTGGCTTCGCACACGGCCACAGGGTTTGGCGTGCCTTCGCCTTCAAAGTATTCGTGCACGTCTTCGCAGACGGGGCTGGCCTGCACCAGCGCCATGGCTGCGTCGCCGTACACGCTTGGCTTGCCGTTGATGACGGCAATATTCTGCAGCGCCTGCAGTGTTGCCAAGCCAATCTCTTTGCCCCAAATGGTCGCAACGAGGATGTCTTCTGGCTTGTTGTGATAGGCGCGTGGAACCATGCTCGACTTTGCAAGCATGTCTGCAAGTCGCATTGCTTCGTCAATGGTGGTTGGCGCGAAGCTGGCGTTATTAGTGGTGGTCAACTGTGTCATGTGATTCTTCTTCGGATAGGTAGGTTTGCATGGTGGTGAATACGAGGTCGGTCAGAGCGTCGATGAACAGCTCTGCGTCGTCTTCGTCTGAGTCGGTAATGTTGAGCAGCGCGACGACTGCCTTCTCATAGGCAGCGCGGATCGCTGGGCGGTCAGGCAAGTTCATGGCTGCAGCTCCTTGATGGACAGGGTGGACTGACGCACTGAGTAGGCAGGCTTCGCAGCGACCAAGCGCTCCGATTGGGCTTTGTAATTGCGCATCGGCCAGCTGATGATGAAGTTGCCTGCCCTGCCCTTTTCGGCCTGGCCCAGCTGCTCCTTGATCAGCTTCTCGGCTGTCTCAATGCCAGCTTCTGCAGCTCGGATCGCGGCCTTGTTTTCGATGATGGCCGTGGCCAGGTCAGCGACTGTGGGTGGCAGCTCGACTTCTTCCTTGGCCGCTGCCTGTGGGTAGATGCGGTCGAGCTCGCGGCTGCTGGCTGGTGCGTACCAGTCGATCGCACCCGTCTGGCGGTATGTCTCAAGGCGTGACTCAAACTCTTGGACTGCCTTGACGATCGCGCTCTGTGTCTCCTTGTGCGGTGCAAACAGGAAGACGCGCAGCTCAATGCCCTGGTAGAGCACGCAGACCGCGCCCCACTTGTGGCCAGTCACCAGCATCTGACCCTGCAGCTGGATCGGCCCACGCGCCAGGTGCGGCACGTCTTCGGGCATGGTCTTGGTCAGCTTGGCTTCAAGCACGCCTGGCCCGTCCAGCTTGATGCTGTCTTGGCCGATCACGAAGATGCCCCGTGCTTCGTCGGTGGCGATGTCTTGGCCCGTGCCATATCCGACACCGTCCAGCGAGCAGTTGAGTGCGAAGCTGCGGTGGCTGTAGGGCGTCTTGATCTCGGCGTCGAACACGTCAAGTCCAAGGCGCTTGGCTGCTTCGGCCAAGATCACTGGCTCTAGTGTGTTTCCCCAGCCCATCGCTTCGTTGCCGATGTCTGGCCGCTCCTTGCCGTCAATGGCGTTGATGCTGAACTGCAGCTCATCATTGGGGGTGCTGTACTTGCTGAAGCCCATGAGCCCTGGCAAGCGAGATGCGCTCATCTCTTTGTCGTCGGTAAGTTTTCCAGCCATGGTCAGTGCTCCTTCGCTTCGGCTAGTTGATAAACCCTGACCACACGGGCGTGGGCAGAGGGGTGCTTCGCTTCGGTGAACCCGACCGCTTTGAACTGCTTGCCTTTGAAGACAGCGCCGAAGACAGAGGGGTGCATCCCAAGCGGGACATCGACGCGCTGGCGCACGTCGTTGATTGACACCGAGCCATTCTGTTGCGCAAAGGCAACAGCGACCTGGCGGCAGTGAGCCAAGAAGTCAGCGTCTCGGACTTCAAAGAAGTCGAGCTGTCTGTCGCGGATCTTTTGGCCGACTTCAACGGGGTGCATAGGCCACCACCATGACGGTCAGCAGGATGAAGAGCACGATGCCGACGTATCGCTTGAGCTGGCGCTCTTCGCGGTTGTCGAAGCAGCCGAGCAGCACGTCTTGGATGTGCCGCTCTTCAGGCGTGGGGATGTGCTTGGCCTTGGGCTCATAGGCGAGCCCGATCTTGACCTTGCCAGTGTTGTATGGGGCGCGTGTCATAGGACGCCCCCAAGTGCTATCGTGAGCACCAGGCAGAGGACGAAGGCGGCTGCGACCGCGACCCTTTCTGAGAGGGTTTCTTCTTGAGTGGCATGGCCACTAGGGGTAGCGCCCAGCGTCTGATTTGACGCTCTATTGATTATGCGACATTGGCTCCCCAAAAAAAGGGGGTCAGTCTTGAGTGTCATTTTTTTCTCCTTTGGTTTCAACTACTTTCACTTGCTTCTCGTTGGCAACATCCGACAACCAACGTCCGTTCAATTTCCCAATGCCTGTCAGCGCGGGCACACTAGCCCTAGGGTCTCGCTGCCGCTTTCCACCGAGCACCACACCCTTGTACTTACGGGCATCCTTGTACTGGCGGCTGGTGATGTTCTTCAGGTGGTGCTGCGTTTCAGCGAGCGCCGCCCGTGCGTGAAAGATGCGCGCCAGGTCAGGCCGCTGGTCTTCAAACGCGATCTTGTTGAGCCTGGCGTTGAGCTCGCTGATGTTGACCGCGCACTGCTTCAACTCGGTCAGCGTGGTCAGCTTGAACTCAAGCCGACACAGCTTCGGGAACCCCTTTTCATTGAGGTAGCCGCGCTGATTGAACGTGTCGTCTGGGTACTCTTCACCCAGGTCATACGTCGCGTTTATGGGTGGCCTAATCCGCATCTACGACTCCTTTCTCTGTATGGCCCAGCTTGGTCTTGTGTATGTCAAAAGTCACAGCCTGCTGATGGGCGGCATCTTCCAGCAGACGGGCGCGTTGCTGCGCCAATTGACGTGCATCAAGTGTGTGACGGCTGCGCAGCCACAGGATGAGCGCGAGCTGGCCCACGATGGCCACGATGACAAAGAGTGCGAGCCAGTCCATCACTTGATCCGCTTCAACAGGTTGCTGACCTGGCTGGCACCCCAATCGGTGTTGCCACGGGGCGTCTGCACGGCACGGTAGGACAGCTCTTGGGCGATGTCGCGCAGGGTCTTGGCACCCGTCTTCTTGATGATGTCGCGCACCACAGGGCCGACGCGCTCTGCATAGGCATCAGCCTTGTCTTGGATGCGCTTCGTGCCAGCCTTGCTGCCGATCATAGGGGTCGGTGAGCCGAGCTTCACGCCCTTCTTCTTGAGCTCATGCAGCGCGGCCTTGGTGCGCTCACCGATCTTGCGTGCTTCCCATTCAGCGAAGACCATGCGCATCTGCAGCATCTCGCGGCTGGCTTCAGGGAAGTCGGCGCAGACGAACTTGACCTTGGTGTCATTGAGCAGCGTGGCACCGAAGGCCAGATCTCGAGTGAGGCGGTCGAGCGTGGCGACCACCAGGGTGGCCTTCTCGCGCTTGCACAACTTGACGGCATCGGCCAGCGCAGGGCGCTCATTGATGCGGCCAGACTCGACTTCGGTGAACTCACCGATCACTGACCAATTGCCACCATTGAGATAGGTGGTGATGCGCTCGCGCTGGGCGTCAAGACCAAGACCTGAACGGCCCTGACGGTCGGTAGACACGCGGTAGTAGGCGACGAATTTGCCATTGTGCGGTGCCATGGCTTCAGGCTCCGACGGTGCGCGTGGCGACCAGACGGCCCCAGATATTGTGGACTTGAGCTTCAGGGCTGCAGGCCGCGAGCCATGCGAGCGCTTCGCTGCGAGTCCAAGCGCGTTGGCGGGTGCCGTAGGTGTCTGTGATGAGGTACATGTTGAACTCCGAGGGCGTCATCTGCCCGTTGAACATGACTGCAGTGTAGCCGCATTTGTATATCGCGTTCAACACCCAATCGGTATATTTGTTGATTGAGTTGGCGTAACTGATTGAAAAATCTAATGATGCTTGTCCAAAAGCGATACCAATGTGCGATACAGTTGGCGAATGGACAAGAAAACA